AATCTGTTGAGTTTATTGATAGTTTAGAATACAATAATACCTTAAGATATTTTTCAAGAGATACTCACACTATATATCCTCCAAGTTTAGATATTAAATGGAGAGATTATACTTGGAATACAGGCTCATCTACTCAAACTATTTTAAACATATTACCTGTATTTGTAGATATAAATGAAAACCCAGGTATATTTTATCCTGAAAGTATAAATAGATTTAGAATAAATGCTAGACCTGAATATCCTGACAGAATATATCAAACTGCGTCATTATATACAACAAATTATTATTTACCAACAGCTTCATATTATGCTATAAAGGACTTGGATACTAATGAATTTGTTATTAATTTTGATGAACAATTCACTCAATTAAGTGCTGATGATCAAAGTAGTTATTTTGATTTATATATGAATGGTTTACAACCTGAAAGATATTATACTATCTTAATTAAAACTACTATTAATAATAGTACTTTAATTTTTAATAATAATTATAGTTTTAAAGTAATAAATGGCTAACTATCAATTAAATAAAACATTATATCCTAGAGGAATATATGAAAATGTAATTGACACTTCATTTACTCAAAATATTCCTTCTTTACCACTTGAAGATACAATCACTGTAGAACAATTTTTTACTTTATATAATAAATTATTTTATGATATACCTGTAGAAGGAGATATTGATTCTCACACATATATAGTGAAACGTAGTGGAGAATATATAAATTTTGATAATACAAATGAAGATATTCAAATATTATTAGACGAAATTACTTCTTTACAACAAGAAAACTTAACATTAAATCAACGTATCCTAGAATTCGAAATATCAGGATCAACATCTATATAAAATGGCCACAATAGTTACACAAATAGTAGCCCCAACTACATATGACATTACAGATGAACTTCTGCTTAACCCATCTATATCTCAGTCTATTTTTAACCCATCTATAGATTATATCGAATATAGTATTGCAACTCCTAATAATTCATTTTCTACTACATTATATAACTATAATAGATACTCATTTCCAACAGATAATGTAACATCCAACGGAATATCAGATATTCAAATAAACCCAGAAAGTGATTTAACAAATCAAGGTTTTAATAGTGGAGAATACATTACAACTTATAATTTTTTAAGAAACCATTTAAGTTCTTCTTTTGATAATAGAAGATTCTTTATTAAAGAAATATCAACTAATAGAACTGAAATAATTTTAAATATTAACGATCCTAGTAATACTTTAATTCAAGAAATAGAAGATTTTAAAAATTATTTAAACTTAGATCCTAATTATTTTCAAGATTTCTTTTTAAATTTTGGTGAAAACAATTTAAGTGTAGCTAATAATATATATATTGATAACAATACTTTTGATATATATATTAACTTATACTCTCCACTTACTTCAAACATTCAAATTAAAGATACATTATGGATTGTTACTCAAGTATCTAATGAGTTATCATTTAATGTTATTTTCACCCCAGAACCAATCCAACCGATTATTATTACATACCCTCTTAAAGGTCCTAATCTTAATCTAAATGTAATAGATCAAACTAATAATTCTACAGAATTTCAAACATATTCTTCTTTAATTACTAGTTCATTATTATCAACATCTTACTCCCAATTAAATAATTTAATATCATCATCTGGTATTCAAATAGGAGTTGATTATACAGATTTTTCTAATTTCATCCATTTTTCATCTGCTGTAACTAGAATTAATAATTTTGTTTATAAAATAGGTTTAATTGAACAATACAGTGCTTCTATAGCTACTATAAATACTTCTTTTATAGGATATGATACTACTAATAGTATAACTATCTACACTAATCAAATTAATGATATAATCGAGAATTTTGATGGTTATGAGTATTATTTATATTTTGGAAGTGGTTCATGGTCCTATCCTAAATCTAATTCAACAATACCATATACTTTATACTCAACCGCTTCAAATGAAGTCCAAGACTGGCTTGGGAGTACTGAAACATTAACTGGAATATTAGGTAGTGCTTCAATATACAACCAATCCAATCCAGATTATTTATATAATACTGTTCCTAGTTTTATTCAAGAAGACCCACAAAATGATCCTTATAAATTATTTGTGGAGATGGTAGCTCAATCCTATGATAATATTTGGATTTATTATAAAGATGTAACTAATAGATATAACGCTGATAATAGATTAGATTTTGGTATCTCTAAAGACTTAGTAGCTAATGCTCTAAAATCATTCGGAGTCAAACTATACCAGAATAACTTCTCAACCAATGATCTATACTCAGCATTCTTAGGATATGGAGCTATAAATCCTGAAACAACAAGCTCATTACCTGTAACAGCATATTCAGGTCAAGAATATATAAATAATTACATTACAGCATCTTATGATGCCTCAGTAATGCCTCTAGATGATGTAAATAAAGAAGTATACAAACGTTTATATCATAATTTACCTTATTTAGCTAAAACTAAAGGTACTATACCTGGTTTAAGAGCATTAATAAATTGTTTTGGCATTCCTGACACTATTTTAAGAATTAGTGAATTTGGAGGTAGAGATAAAGATACTTCTACTTATGATTATTTTGATCAACAATATAATTATGCTTATGTTGCTCAAGCTGGAGAAGTAAAAGTGCCTTGGATATTAGATACAAAATGGAATGCTAGGAATAATAACCCAGGATCACTACAACTAAGATTTAAACTAGATCCAATCTCTTCATCAGCTATACCTTATTCTCAAAGTATATTCAGAACAGTTGATAATAATCCTATAACTAGTTCATTAGTATTAAAATATACAGGAAGCTGGGTTGCAACTAGCTCATATGGGGGTTCCACTTACTCATCATCTTACCAATACGCGGATCTAATATTCTACCCAAATATAGCCGACGATACTACTTATGCCTCAGTATCATTACCTTTCCTAAATAATGATTGGTGGTCTGTTATGATTAATAGAACTTCATCTAATGGATTTGAATTATATGCCGGGAATAAATTATACTATGATGGTTATGATGGTAACCAAATAGGATTTTTAAAATCATCATCTATATCATCTACCAACCATGGTTGGTCAGGATCAGGATATCTATATTTCAGTTACCCAGTAGATATAAAAGGAGCTCAATATAATAGGTTAACTGGTTCTTTACAAGAAATAAGATATTGGGTCCCAACAAGTAGTGTAGAATCATTTAAGGATTTTATTATGAATCCTAGTTCTATAGATGCTAGTGGAGAAGAAAATAACTACGCTGATTATTTAGCATTTAGATTACCTTTAGGAAATGAATTATATCTAGAGGCATCTTCATCTCATCCAAAAGTTACAGGATCATGGGCTACTACATCTTCTTTCCAATCTAATAATTTTGGACCAAATAATGCTTCATTCCAAATCGCTTTCTCATCTAATATAGAATCATTCTTCTATGATCAACCTATAGCGGGTATTAAAAACAGAGTAACAGATAAAATACAAATTGTATCTTCAAGTTATCCTACAGGAAGTGTATTATCACAATATCGTTCTTTAGAACAAACATACCCAACTTTAGGTAGTGAAACTCCTGATATTAATCTATTAGAAGTAGCATTTTCACCTCAAAATGAAATTAATAATGATATTATTAGCTCATTAGGATATTTTAATATTGGAGAATATATCGGTGATCCAAGACAAGTATCCTCATCTGCTACTACTTACCCTGATTTAGTTAATTTAAGTAATAATTTCTTTCAAAAGTATTTTGCATCATATGATTTATTTGATTATATAAGATTAATTAAATATTTTGATAACTCATTATTTAAAATGCTTCAAGATTTTGTTCCTGCAAGAACAAGCTTAGCATCTGGTATAGTTATCAAACAACATTTATTAGAAAGAAATAAATATCCTCAACCACAAGTTGAATGGGAATTTGAAGACTACAGCGGATCAGTTTACTCACAACAAATATGGGATGAAAGAATTACAGGCTCATATATCGAAACCTCAATTATAGAAAAAACACTTGGTAGTACTGGTGGAACGTTTGACTCTTATAATTTTACAGGCTCAATTATTTCTCCTACATTTATCAATAATACTCAATCATGGGGTGAAGAAGTTAAAACACCTGCTGGTTTGCTAACTATTAGTCATTCAACTCAAGATGAATTTTACAATGGTGAATTACCTAATTCTATAATTATAACAACAGATGGAGAACTAAATGAAGCTAATACAATTAAATACCCATCAGACTATGAAATAATATATAACCCAGTTTTATATATTAGTGATATTACTACAGAAGCTACTTTTAATAATCCACTAACAGCTCCAAAACAAGGAGAAGTATTTTTATGGTGGGATAGTGGTAGTTTAATTAACCCCGGAAATACAAAAACTGTTATCCCATCAAGACAATTAGTAACATCCCTAGGAAAATCAGCAGCTGATTTTTTTGTTAATAAAACTAATGGAGTTAAATATATTAAATTAAATAGAATTGACTCTGGTGGATTAGATCAATCTCCATATTTGCAACAACTTCAAACTATAACATTAACATATCCCGATAGAACACCTATTACTTATAATATAGCTGGAGTCCAAAACTCAGGTGATTATTTTACTTACAGTATAGGCCCATATACTCCTGGAAGTATGAGTAATTTTAATACTTCATCAGTTGGGGATATATTAGATTATGATTTTTCAATGTCATTTGACATGAATGGAAAAGCTATATCTGATACTTATGGAGTATTTTTTGATTTTGGCTTACCTAGTGGATCTATTTCTCCTACAGGGAGTGGAATTGATGCCATCACTGGGCCCCCAGGATATTATGTTTTAACTCGTCCAACACGCACTACTAATATTAAAACTACAGCTACTGCCTCATTCTTTATAGGTAAAAATACAGCTGACGCTCGAAGAGTTTCTTTTTACGCTACTAATGGAGGAATATTAACTAGTAGTCGATATGTTGAAACTCAAGAATTAATTACTGGAGGGTCAGGCTCATACTCAGTAAATTTATATTTAGATTTAAGTGATGTTTTCATTTCTTCATCAAATTTCTTTTTTGGAGTAATAGTAAATGATAATACTAATACCACCTTTTCAACTGATCCTATAGTATATATTAATCAAACCCCATTAGAATTCAATGGTTCCTCATCATTAACATTATTTGATCCATATGTAGGAAATTTTGATTATAATGATTATAATGTATTATTAAATAACGCCGAAATACCTCAAACCTCCGTTTTCTTTATGGATGTAGATTATTCACAAAATCCCGTGATTCCTGTAAACCAGTCCCTTATATTAAATGGAGACGCTGATAGAGCTCAAGTACAAGATTCTAACTATACTTCTAAAGCATGGAGTAATATTAGATATAATGGTAGTAAAACAAATTCATTTAGAATAATAAGTTAATAAATATGTCTGAAGTAGTACAAAATATAAATGATCCTAATTTATTTTTAAATGCCAACGCTGTTGGAGATTTTAATGATAAAACCTCTGATGCTAGTGGTTATGGAGAATTACCTGGAGTAGAACAAAATCAAACATATTTTGCATATGTTAATGGGGTTGGAAATACAGGCCCTGAATTAATAAATCATACTGGATATTTTATTAAATACCTAATTGATTTAAATGGTAATATATCAAAACCCTCCCCAGGAAGTACATCTTTAATAAATTTAAAAAGCAATTTTGAATTAGGAAAAACAGTAGTTGTTGAGAGTAAAGGAGCCACCTCATTAGGATCATCATTGCTTGGGGAGCATACGATAACTGAGATAGGTACTATTGTACCATTAGTAATCACTGAAATTGGAAAATTACGAACAGATTTTACTTCGTCAATAAATTTTTTCCAATACGGAGCCCCAGTACTGATTGGAGACGTTCCAGATTATACATTCCAAAGTAAAATAGGTACAGCTACCACCTTAACCTTCACATCATATACCCCAGTTCCATTTACAATTACATCATCAGATCCCGGAAATAGATTTGATCTCACTTTAAATGAATATACATTTGATAGTAACACCACAGACTATGGTACTGAGGTTCAATTTGAATTCAACGCATGGATATCAGGTATAAATGGGACTAACGGTTATAATGATAATTATATTTATTTTAAAATCCAAAAATATAGTGGTAGTGTATGGACTGACCTGCCTATCCAACTTTCCTCCTACCCAACATCATTAGATTCACCCCTAATGGTTGGTAAACCTGGGATTATTATTAATAATGAGTATAAAAGACAATTCTCATATCATGATGTATATGGTAACCCATACACTGTCTTCACATGTCATAAAATATCTACATTCCTAGATAATTTTTATAATGGTGATAAAATAAGAGTAGTATATAAAATTGAAGATTCCTCTCCATATGCTACTGAAGCTAGAACTCCTATAGGTCAATCATCAACAACCTTTAAATCTACATCTACATATTCTGAAGAATCTGAAGTTATCCCTCCATATTGGGATGGAGCTACATACCCTACTGATAATACTCCTCAATATATAACTGCTTCTTTAAGCTTATCATCTAAATTATCAAATGGCTACCAACAAGTTACTCCTTCCGCATCATTAGAAATGAATTTTAGCCCAATAATATACCCAGCTAATATCCAACCTGGGGATAATATTAGATTTGAATATGACCCACTAAAACAAACCAAAATATATAATATATCCATAATAGATGATTCATCAGGAAGATTAGCTATTGAAGTTTATCCCCCAATCCCAACAGGCTCAATATTAGATCATTTTGTGATATGGAGAGCACTAGATGATGGTAATTATATCACATTAAATGTTGAAAAACCCCCTGGGGTACAAATACAAGGATGGTTAAAACCTAAATATATGTCTAAAGAATTAAATGATAATTTTACAAATATTATCAACAAACTCGAATCAGATGGTTTATTAACTTAATAAAAACATAATTTTAATATATTTATAAAAAGACAATAACAAAAATATGGGATATTTAAATAACCAAATAGTAACAGTAGATGCTATTTTAACCAAAAAAGGAAGAGAATTACTAGCACGTAATGATGGCTCTTTTAGAATTACACAATTTGCTTTATCAGATGATGAAATTGATTATACACTCTATAATCCAAATAATGCATCTGGGTCATCTTACTATGGTCAAGCAATTGAAAATATGCCTTTATTAGAAGCATTTGCTGATGAAACTCAAATAATGAAGTATAAACTCACCACATTACCACGTGGAACAGCTAAATTACCTATTATCAATATTGGTTATACTACCATCACATTAAAACAAGGAGCTTCATTATCAATCACTCCTCAAACATTAAATTATTTAGGTGGAACTAATACATTCGAAGCATCAGGATATAATTTCACTATTGGTGATGTTAGAACAATGAGTGTATTTAATGGTGTTGGTGTAAATACAGATCAAGCTACATCTTTAAATTCAACAACAACTCTTGGAACTAATGTATCTAAAACAGTAATTGGTACTACATTAAACATGACGGGTACTACAATTAATACTTTATTTGGAACAGCTACTCAATTGCAGACAATATTGATTGTAGAGGGTAGAGATAGTGGAGCTAGAGTAACAATTCCTCTTAATATAACAAAAGTCAGCTAATAAAAATATTTAATATAATATGTCATTTAAATCATTAGACGCCCAAGATTTCTTAGTAAGTGCAGATTCAATAACTGCCCCATGTTGGTCAAACTATACCCCTGAATTAACATTCATGTACACTTCCTCAACACAAGTGAACGGAACATCAGGAGCATATTTTTTAAATATTTACAATCTAGACCCATCTGACCCTACAGCTGAAGTTCAATTTAACATAGCTTATGGTAACAAATTTGGATTAGGATCTCAACCATACAATGCTGCATACGCAGACTTATCTCCTACTAGAACCGTTTATGGGCAGTGGAGAAATTTAATTTATGGAGATGAAAGTACTGATTTCACATTTGGTAGTGTTACTCCGTCTCAACAGCATTTTTACGCTATCACAATAGATAGAGCTAGATATAAACAATCACTATTCCCAGGATCTCTAAATTTAACTTTATATAGTGGATCACAAACCCTAGAATTAACTGATAATAGTGCTGTCACAACTACTATCTCATACTGTGACGCTGGACGTATATTCCAAATTGTATCAGGAAGTAACGGAACGCCAATCACAGCCAATAATGGAAACACTGCCAATTCAGGATCATATGGCTTATTTTTACCAGATATCGGTACTATTATATTAAACGCCGCAGCTTTAGATTTATCATATACTGATGGTGGTATAGCTTTAGGGACAGGTTTAACAACCACATCATACAACCCAGCAAAATTATATTCAACAGGAAGTGGGCGAATAGGATTAACAACAGGATCATACACTAGTTCGTTCTTCTTAAATTCTCAAGAAACAATCACTTCAGATTTTGTATTTTGTAGAGCTAGAAATGCTGAATTCAATTATAGTGAAAATCCAAGCTTTATCTCAGGTAGTACAGGAGCTGTACTATACGATTTATTTGTAAATAACCCACAAACATATATCACAACAGTAGGTTTATATAATGATTCAAATGAATTATTAGCAGTAGCTAAATTATCTAAACCACTTAAGAAAGATTTCACTAAAGAAGCACTAGTACGTGTTAAATTAGACTTTTAATGAATGGGAGCATTCAAACAATTTTTAAGTACAGATGTAACTGTAGTTCCGTTTGTTGTTAACAAAAGTTTTTCTTTTGTAGGGAGTGCATCTTTAGAAGCAGCCGGAATTAAAAAGTACTTTGGGCAAAACATCCCATATCAATCTACCAATGATATAGACTACCAATCAACTCAATCTATATCAGCTAACTTACTTTATAATTCTATAAAACAATTATATTATACTAATTATATTCCAACACCATCCCAATCTCAGACCCCCGCTCAAGTATATGATTACAATGGTAATTTATTAGAAGATTATACAGCAACTGCTACTAATACTAGATTTTATAATTACGAACAAACAACATTGTTCCAAACAGGATCAGATAATTATTCCTCTCAATATGGTTATAATAGATATTTTCCAACACAACCTAACGGAAGTGTAAGTATATTATCTATACCCAAAGAATTATATGGAGATTACATAAACCTAGATACTTTTTATCTAAAATACTCCTCAATAAATGATGGAGGATATGTTGAAGTTACTGATAATATAAATGGAATATTAGAATTTATTAATAATAGTTCTCCATATTATGGTATTATCACTTACCAACATGGTTTAATATCATTTAATCAAGCTTGGGATGACGAAAAATCAGAGTGGATACAAGGAACAGATATCACTTGTAGCTTTCAAAGTTCAAGAACAATATATGAAACTCAATATAAATGTACTATCAGGCCTGATGAATTTAATTATTCATTAAACCCAAGTCTAATATCAGGTTCTACAGACGGTACTCCATATAATTTTGTAACTGGTTCACATTTTACCCCATATGTAACTACAGTAGGCTTATATAATGAGAAACAAGAATTATTAGCAGTAGCTAAACTTGCTCAACCGCTGCCTACAAGTAGAACAACAGACACAACAATAGTAATTAATATAGATAGATAAGTTTATGAGTAAATGGTTATATAAAGGTAAAGAAGTTGATAGTATAGAAGATTTTGGTGAGCAAACTCCATTCGGATTTGTTTATATGATAGGCAATACAGTTACTGGTAAAATTTATATTGGTAAAAAATTCTTACAACATAAAAAAACTAAAAAGTTAGGTAAAAAGGCTATGGCTGAACAAACAGGTCCTGGCCGTAAAAAAACTAAAGAAGTCACCTACGCTGAATCAGATTGGAAAACATATTGGGGTAGTTGTAAACCACTCCATGAAGATGTAGTATTAATCGGTGAGGATAAATTCTATAAAGAAATCTTAGAACTAGCCTGGAACTCAAAACATTTATCATATCTTGAAGCTAAATACCAGTTCACACTAGGATGTTTAGAAAAAGATAGTTACAACGATAATATACAAGGAAGATATTTTAAAAAAGACTTGGCTTTTGATTTATAATTACTATATTTGAAACAATATGGTAAACCAAGCTTTAGTTGCGACATTAAATTCTGTTTTAGGACAAGGTAAAAAAACCTCAAAAGGTAATTTTGCTTATCATTGTCCATTCTGCAACCATCATAAACCTAAATTAGAAGTTAACTTAACTGAAAGTGAAAAAGGTGAACATCCATGGCATTGTTGGGTTTGTGATAAAAGAGGTAAAAGCTTAGTTAAATTATTTAGATTAATTGAAGCACCTAAAGATAAAGTAATTGAGCTCAAATCATTAGTCAAATTCACATCAGGTAATTTTGAAGTAACAGTAACTGAGAAAAAAGTAGAATTACCTAAAGAATTTAAATCACTCGCTATAGAAGGTAATAGCCTCGAATATAAGCACGCTATTAGTTATTTAAAACGCAGGAATATCACTCTTGACGACATTATGAAATATAATATAGGTTATTGTGAATCTGGCGTTTACTCTAACTGTATTATTATTCCATCATATGATGAGCATGGAAGTCTAAACTATTTCACAGCTAGAAACTTTAATAAAAATTCAACATTAAAATATAAAAATCCAGATGTATCTAGGAATATAATTCCATTTGAGTTGTTTATTAACTGGAATATACCAATTATATTATGTGAAGGGCCATTTGATGCATTAGCTATTAAACGTAATGTTATCCCATTATTAGGTAAAAATATTCAAACAGCTTTAAAGAAAAAATTAGTTACCTCTAAGGTACAAAAAATATATATTGCGTTAGATAAAGACGCTATTAAACAAGCTCTATCATTCTGTGAAGAGCTAATCAATGAAGGTAAAGAAGTATATCTAGTAGACATGGATGATAAGGATCCAAGTGATATGGGATTTGAAAAATTCACTAGCTTAATCCAAACATGTATACCATTAACATTCTCAGATCTATTTGAGAAAAAATTACAATTAATATGATTGAAAAAAATGTAAATATCTATAAAAAGAGTGTAACTCGTATTTTAGATATAGATCCTACCTCTAAAAGGGTAAACATCATGGATAACCGTTTCTATAGTAGAAATAGTGATTATTATCCATCTGTTACAAGTATTTTACAATTTATGCCTAAAGGTAAATTCTTTGAAACCTGGCTAAAAGATGTAGGACATAACTCAGATATCATAGCTAGAAAAGCAGCTGATGAAGGAACTCAAGTTCATGAAACAATTGAAAGATATCTAATGGGAGAAAAAATTCAATGGTTAGATGAAAATGATCGTTCTAATTATTCTTTAGATGTTTGGAAATTAATTCTCAAATTCCATGATTTTTGGACAACAACCAAACCTATCCTAATTGAAAGCGAAATACATTTATTTTCAGATCAATATAAATATGCTGGTACTTGTGACTTAGTTGTTGAAATTGAAGGCGAAAGATGGTTATTAGATATTAAAACATCTAACTCAATCCATACAGCAATGGATTTACAATTAGCAGCTTATGCTCAAGCATGGAATGAAACATTTGAGGAAAAAATTGATAGAGTTGGTATCATTTGGTTAAAATCATCTAAACGTAAAGAAGGTAAATTGCAAGGTAAAGGATGGGAAATATACGAACCATCTCGCTCAATTGAAGATAGTTTCAAATTATTCCAGAATGTTCATGAATTATTTAAAGTTGAAAACCCTAACCCAAAACCATCACAAGAATCATTCCCTATCGAAATTCAGTTAGATCCAAATATTTATGACAAAACTGAAGAATGATCAAACTTATAGATTTATTACGCGAAATCATTATTGTTGAAGGGGGTAATGTATTTGGTACCACTTCATCTATCAAAAAAGAAAATATACAACCTACATTAGATAAATTCACAGCTGAATTAAAAAAACTTTTTCCTAAAGTAGATTTTAAATTTACATCGTTAGGATCAGTAGGTAAAAAAGATGAATCAGGAGATATTGATTTAGCTTTAAGTGTAGACCAATTTATGACTAAAGATGGTGTTCCGTTATTAGATAATTGGGGTCTTGATAAAACTGAATTTGAAGCATTATTTGAAAAAATTCGTAAGCGAGTTAAAACTGCTACTGAAGCTCAAAGTAAACTTAGAGCAATGTTAGAATTAATAGCCGTTAAAATAGAAGAAAAATCTCAATTTATAACTACTGATGTCAAAGCAGCAGGTGGTGGATCTATATTCTGTGAATTTAATCAATTTGATCCAAATGGAAAAGAAATACCTGAAAAATCAGTTCAGATTGATATTAATGTAGGTAACATAGACTGGTTAAGTTTTAGTTATTATTCTAATACTTATAAAGACAATGTGAAAGGATTACATAGAACTCAATTAATGTTATCTTTATTTACAGAAGCAGGGTTATCTTTTAATCATAATAGAGGTGTGACTGATAAAGAAACAGGTGAAGTAGTAGCTTCAAATCCTCAAGAAGCAATTAAGATATTGAATGAAAAGTATAATATTAATTTAACTCAAGATATATTAAATGATTATTTTGAATTAATGGATTATATTAAAAAGAACCTACCTGAAGATAAATTAAATGCTGTTTTAGATAGATATTTAAAAATACTAGACTCAACACGAGCAGACATACCAAATGATTTACAACCATACTGGATTAAAAACCAAGACAGACTAGGACTAAAAGGCAAATTCCTCCCAGATAATTCCAATCTAGTTAAATATAAAGTTACAGTATAATGTCAGGTTCAATAGGCGCTAATAGAATTCCTAGAGAGGCGGTAGCCCCAACAGTTAAAAAATATATTGAGGATATATTAAAGAAATACCCTCCTTTTAGAACTGCGAAAATATCTGGTTCATATAATACTGTTGTTAAAGCAGATCATGGTGATATAGATTTAATTATTCATATTGACGCTGGGGAAGATGATAAAAAATTACTCAAAAAGAAATTTGCTGAATATTTAAATTCATTACCAAATGATGTTATAGTCCCTTTTAAAGCTGGTCGTAATCAAGGTAAAAAAACAGCTGGTACAGGAGATATAGTAATAGCTCAAATACCTATTGAAGGATACCCTGATCTAACAGTTCAGGTAGACAACATGATTGTTACCTCAGAGCAAGAAAGTGGATATAGAAAAAGTTTTCTAGATATACCTGGTGAAAAACAAGCATTACTTATAGGTTTAGCTAAGACTATCTTAATGGAAGAAAATCCTGAAGAAGTATTTAAACGTTTAGGTATTACTAATCTTCCAAAACTTGAACCAAATCAAGAATTTGAATTTAATTTATCATCCAAAGGATTAACATTACGTTTAGTTACACTAGATGATAATTACAGAGAATTATCTCGTAATGATATATGGGATTCATTTGATTGGAATGATGTAGTTAAATTATTTAGCAAATATGATTTAAACTCATCATTTGAAGATTTATTAAATAAAGTTAAAACAGGTTTAAAAAATCCACGTTCTAAAAATAGAATTAAAGGATTATTTAAATCTATGTTAGTTATTGGAGCTGGTGAAAAAGGTACTCCTAAAGGAGATAATAAAGAAGCAGCATTAGCAGCTATTAATAAATTATTAGAAGGCAAACCATTTAAGTCTTTAACTAAATGGTTAATTAAAGACCTACTCCCAGAAAATTTTGAATACTCAGAACCTACATATAAAAAAACAATAGCTCTATACCCAGGCAAATTTAAACCACCTCATAAAGGCCATTTAGAAGTAGCCAAATCATTACTAGATAAAGCAGATGAAGTAATAATTATCATCTCTCCAAACCCAGTAGATGGAATAACTGCTGAACAAAGTTTAGATATTTGGAACAGATTATATCTCCCTATATTAGGTAGTGATAAGATAAAAGTAATTATTTCCCCAACTCCATCTCCAATTAAGTATGTTTTAGATACAATTGAAAATGATAAAGATAATTTTTACTTAACAGTATATGGTAAGGGAGATGAATCTAGATATAAAAATGTAGGTATAGATCCTAGATATAAAAATGGGAAAACCATAGATGGAGGTTCTATTAAATTTGAAGACGTAGACATTAGTGCTACTAATCTAAGACAAGCATTATCAGATAACGCTGATATCACTCCTTGGCTCCCAGATGGAATAACACCTGAAGAATATAAAAATGCTTTAGGTTTAGAACAAATTCAAGAAGTATTTGAACCATCTTCTAATATATATGATTATAATCAAAACGGTTTAGATTATTATTTCACTACTAAAGCTGGAGATAATTATGTTGTAGGTATAACCCCAGCATCAGATACAAGAATAGCTATAGATTTTGGGGTATCAGATGAGGAAGGTGATATTGGATTTCAAGAGACAAATAAAGAAGATATATATAAAATTATAGCTACAATATCATCCATAGTTAAAGATTATTTAGATCAACATCCTGATGTTGAAATTATATCATGGTCATCTGTTGCTAAAACCGGGGAAAAGAAAATAGGTGAAACTCAAAGAGATAAAATCTATAAATTAATTGTTAAAAAACAAAGTAATTTAAAAGACGAAGACATAGTACGTAAAGATAGTGAATATTGGGCTTATCTAAAAGGATATAACCCTATGTTTGAAAATGAAGCACCTGCTCCTACTCAAAATTTCTTTGACCCAATCCAAAATAAACAATTAGACTTTAACATATCATCAGAACCTACTAGAGTTGATTATTATAAAGATCATATTCAAAATGTAGTTCCATCTGATTTTAAAGTTGAAAAACAAAAAGATAAAATTGTGGTCACACCTACTCCTAAACATAAACAAAATTTAGAAAATAACTTGGAGTTTAAAGAGTTATTAGTATCTTTAACAATGTATATGATGGATCACATCAATATTGAACCACTACCTGATTTAATATTTGTTGAGGATGATATTAATAACGCTAAAGATATGTTAGGTAGAACAGCTCATTATAACCATAATGACAAATCTATAACATTATATACTTATGGGCGTCATCCAAAAGATGTGTTACGTTCATACGCTCATGAAATGATTCATCATAAGCAAAATTTAGAAGGAAGATTACAAAATCAAATTAACACACAGAATATAAACGAAGATGACTATTTAAAAGAAATCGAAGAAGAAGCATATCGCTTAGGAAACGGTTTACTATTTAGAGGTTGGGAAAATTCAATAAAATAAAATTATGAGCAAATACAGTTTAGTAAAATTAATGGAGAATGAGGAAGATGGGAGATCAGGAAGAGCTATAATTAAATCTGATATAGTCGTCTCTCCTAAAGGTGAGACATCAATAACTGATTTAGTAACAGCTTTAGAAAATTCTGACAATTATGGTATATATTTATCTAATTTAAGAAATGTAAATAAATTCATTCAAGATGAATTCACTAAACATTTTGGAACCCCAGTACAACGCAGAACAGGTAAATTCCCAGTTTATACTAAAGATAGCGAGATGGCTTTTTTAAAAGATCTATTTAAAGATGAAACTAAAATTGATGCTAGAACTAAAAAAGTTATTTTGAGTAAAATTTTAAATTATAATATTAATGGTGATAAAATTTCAATTACACCAACTAAAGAAAACCCTAAAGCTGCTATCAAAAGTAAATTAGATACTATTTTAGGCAACGCTGGAGTGGAATATACAATACAATAAATTTATGCCAGAAAATATTTTGAAAAAAGAATTTAAGGAAAAAGACGTTCAACGTCTTCGTAACTTAGTTCAAGGTAAATATGGTGAAAAATCAACAGTAGGCACTGGTTATACTAAACAACAAGAATTCCATGAGGAAGGTGATATGTGGGAAGAAGATGGACGTACTTGGACTATCAAAGATGGTATTAAACAAAATATTACTCGTTTAGATAAAGCTAAAGAGTCATTACATTTACCATTATTTTGTCCTGAATGTAGTAATATGATGAAACCTCATCTAGATAAACGTTTTTATATTCAATACCATAGATGTTTTAATTGTCAAGTAGATTTTGAACATGATCTTAGAAAAAAAGGCTTACTTGAAGAATTCGAAAAATTCATAATTAATTCTGATATTGATGGAATGATCCATGACTTTAATATTTGGATGGATGAAGAAATTGAAACATCTAATCAATCATGGATTACAGAAGCTGGTGACGTTGAGAAATGGGTTGGTTCATCTAAACAAAAAATGCTCCAGAATAAAGAAGAAACTATCAAATATCTCGAGAGTTTAAAAAAGTGACATATTTATAACAAAATTTAAATATGGAATTTTCTAAATTAATATCTTATTTATTTCACTCTCGTACCCAAACCCATATTTTTCATTTACAAACACAGTCATATGCTGAACATATGGCTTTAAATACTTATTATGATGCTATTGTTCCTTTGATTGATGGTATAGTAGAAGCATATCAAGGTAAGTATGGTATTGTAAAAGGTTATACTAATTTTAATTTAATGGAGTATAATAATAGCCAACAAGTAATCGCTTATTTAGAAGCATTATGTAAAGCTGTTTATGACACTTATGAGACTATTGAAGATAGTTATATTCAAAACTTATTAGATGGTATAACCGAGTTGATTAAATCAACTATCTATAAATTACAGAACTTAAGATAATGGAACAAAAAAGAACAGCTGCGGACTTAGTTAAAAAAGATCCTACATATTTATCAATGCAAAATCTTCTTGCTAAGTTAAAAGCGCAATATGATAAGGATGAAGAATTAGATCCTAATCGTGAAATGCCTAAGAATACTTTTAAAACAGAAAACAAAAATATGAAAAATAAATTACAAGAATTAATAAATCAACTAGTTCGTGAAGAACTTTCTTTGATGGAAAAAAAGAAAAAAGACAAAGAAGAAGATGTTGATTTAGATTTAGATCTAGACACTCCTGAAGGAGACGCTGACTTAAATCTAAGCGCCGAGGAAACACCAACAGCCGATATAACTGCAGAACCATCATCTGATATGGATTTATCAGCAGGTGGAAATGGTGATGAAAAAGAAATCGGTAAGCACCTACAAGCAGCTTTAGAAGCAGCTAAAAAACTACCAGCAGGAGAAACCAAAGACAAATTAATCCGTCAAATTGGAAATACTGCTCTATTCTTTTTGAAGACTCAGATCCCAGCAAGTGGAGATCAAGTTTAATATAAACAAATAAAAATAAAATCTATGAACACTCAAGAGTTATTGGAAAAGTTGCATGGTTTATTTGAAAACTTAACAGCAGAACATGCCAAAGGTACTAAAGCAGCACATGGACGTGCTCGTAAAGCCGCTGGTGAAATTAAGAAGACAGTCGGTGAATACCGTAAGGCTTCTGTTGCTGAAAGTAAAGTAAAATAATAAGCAAGAGGTTATGGGGAACGGGAGTGTTCCCCTTATAACTTTTAAAATTTAAAATTATGCCATACGAAAGAAAAGGTAATTGCGTTTATAATAAAGAAACTGGTGAGAAAAAAGGATGTTCTTCAAATGCTGCTAAAGCAAAAGAATATATGAAGGCATTATACGCTAGTGAGCTTAAAGAAGTTCTTTATAAAAGAATAAGTGAAAAATTAAAAGGCAAACAAAGTAAATTAGACGCTAATAAAGATGGCAAAATTAGTGGAGAAGATTTTAAATTACTTCGTTCTGTAGATGAAGGCGGAGAAGGCAGAACAGAAAACTATATGTTCTTCAGCAATTTAGAACAAATGAAGCGCCAAATTGAAATGCTAATGGAAATGGATCCAACAGTCATAGATATGATTATTCAAAATGGTCACGACTGGGCTGATGATCATATTTCTGAGGCTAAAACCAATATGGATCAAGTTTTTGATTTCATTATGAATGAAACTAGATAATCATGGCTAAAAAAGAGTTAGAAGATAAAATACGTTCTTTAGTTAAACAAACATTAAATGATAAATTTGTTAAGAAAACAGATGATGTTTTACAAACTCAAGATGTTGAAGTAGAGGTAGAAACATATCCTCTATTAATACAATTTCCTTCTTTAAAAGAAGTTATTATTGATCTTTTAACCAAACAGTATAAAGATTTTATTAAAGATATTTGGTGGGTAGCCCCACGTCCAACTACATTTAAAGTTATACTAGAAAATGATCAATATTTTTATTTAATATATGGTCAACGTTCATGGATAGCTAAAGTTAGTGGCAAAAAATATTATTTAAACAACATTAATGAAGAACAAAACGCTGCTAGAGCAATAGCAGATTTATTAATGTTTGGAGCCCCAACCCAAAAAGAAGAAGTGAGTGGAGAAGTACCTACAGGAGGTGAAACACCAGCCGATGAAACTTCATTTGAAGCTCCTTCATCAGAAACACCAGCTGAAACACCAGCAGAACCAACAGAAGAAATACCAGAAGAAGTACCAGTATAATATGAATAAAAAACAGTTTCTAACATTAGTTTTACCATGGTTATTAGTTGTATTATTAACATCAGTGTTAGTAATCACATCACTCCGTTCAAAACCAACCCCAATTGTTTTACCTCAAGATAATCGTATAGATAGTTTAGAATCTATTGTAGATTCATTACATTTATCATATATTAAATTAAAGCATAACTATGATAGTGCTCAATCTAATATAAAAACTGAAATTAAATATATCCAATTAAAAAATGCTAAAGACATTTCTAACATCCATAATTATACTATTGATCAGCGCGACAGCATGTGGTCAACTTTTAATCCCTAAAAGAATAGTATTTGAAAAAGACACAGGTGTGTTTTTTACAAGCAGACAAGAAATTGAACTACTTGTAAAATTAAAACAGCTTGAAAACTGTGAATTAGAAAAAAGTAAATGGATTCTCTACGCTAATAACGCTGATAAACAAATTGGTGAAGAAAGAATAGCATATGATAGATTAATGAAAAACTATCTTTCTTTAGAAGGTGTATCTAGAGATTTTGAGGAAAAATATAAAGAAGAATTTCGAGCACATCAACAAACCCAAAATTCATTAACACTTCAAATAGGAAAAACTCGCACTTGGACTAAAATAGCAGTTGGATCACTTTTAGTTAATGGAACCTTAATATATATCATAACCCGATAATATTTATCGGTATGAATATATTTGAAAAATTTCTTAATAGTATTTCCTATAAATTCCCTAAGGGTTATCCTGACTTAAATAATGAGCAGGACATTTTAATTATTGAGTCTGAATTAAAAAATCTAGGTATTCATTTAGATGAAAGTTTAGAGTCTACAATAAATGATGTAACTGGAAAAGGAAAAAAGCTTACCAAACTTCAAACATTTACTGATTTAGCAACTTTAACTTATGCTCAATATGATTTAGGTGATATTAAAACTGTTTTTCCTAATCCTGTAAACACAATACAAGGATGGAGACAATATGTTGATCAAAGATTATCTAATAAAGGTAGAGAAGTAGAAAATTGTATTAAAAATTATTCTATTTCTAAAGGTGTAGAGTCTAAAGAAATTCCTAAAGGCAAAGGAGAAGATGTAATTATAGGTGGAAAAACAACTGAAATTAAATCCACCCAAGGAAATAAAATCAATACTCAATTACAAACCAGTTTTTATACTAACGATCCAAATAAATTTTACTTATTCGTCTCTAACACAACATCAGATGACATTGATGTAAGAGTAGTAGCTAGTCAATTATTATATAGATCAGCTTTAGGCGATGAAATAGTAGATGAAATAGAAGCTAATAAAGAATCTAATATATTATCTCAACAGTTAGAAGATGGTTTAAAGACATTAAATATTAAAAACTTCATAATGTCTTCATTATTAACAGGCAAAACATCTGAAGAATCAAAATCATTTCTTATTGGAAAAGATAAAAATGTTCGAGTTAGATTTGTAATATATATTGAACCTAAGTAATTATGAAACAACAACTAGTTGAAACAATAAAAAAAGCATTACTTGCTAAGAAATGTGATTGTGGTGCCCCAACATTAAATGAGTCTAAACAATATACTCATCCAATTACGGAAGCAATGCGTTATCATTTAAGTAACCAAGTTCAAATACATGAAAATATATTCCGCCCTGGCTCTAAAGCTCACATTGAGTTAATCGCTGAGACTCGCACCTTATGGGAGAAAGGAATTATTAATCTACAAGATACTGATTTAAGATTATTTGAAAACACAGATTTAGGTCGTTTTAGTTTATATGAAGGACAACAAGTACCTTTAGATTTACCATTAATGAAAAATTTAACTGAAGAAGAATTAGAAGAAGAAAAGAAACAACCTGCTTTAGGTAAACCAAAGCGTGGTGGTTCTAAAAAATTCTATGTCTATGTTAAAGATCCTAAAACCAAGCGTATTAAAAAGGTATCATTTGGTATGGCAGGAGGTGGTTTGCGTGCTAAATTAAACAACCCTAAAGCACGTCAAGCATTTTCTAAACGTCATAATTGCCCTCAAAAGAAAGATAGAACAAAAGCTAGTTACTGGTCATGTCGTCTTCCAAGGTACGCGCATCTCTTAGGTTTCAAAACCACTTTTAGCGGTTATTGGTAAGGCCCGAACCATTAAGAATAAACAATATGGAGCGGAATATATATAATAAATACTTTACTATGAAAAAATCTGAACTAAAACAACTTATCAAAGAAGAAATAACTAAAATTATTCAAGAATCAAGAGAATTTAATTTTAAAGAATTAGTTCAAACTATTCCTAATGTAGAATATGATAATTATTTAGATGATCCTAATTATTTTTATGGGTATGTTTTTTCTAAACCTACTAAATCCAATCCGTATTATAAAATAAAAGTAGAATATCCTGAAAATAAAAAAGGACAATTAATAAAAGCTGAAAGATATAAATTGATACCCAAAAATAAATAATTTCCAGGATATTAGTAATGATTAAATTAACAGACATATTAAAGCAAATTCTTCAAGAACGAGAAGACCGCTGCAAACGAATTGCAGATCGTCGTTATGACAAACCATCTGCTTACAAATCAGGTGCTATTGTTAGATGTCGTAAAGGGGACATTTGGAAAGACCTAAAAGAAGAAGATCTAAATGAAGATGAATCATTACATAAATGGTTTAAACGTAAAGGAGCACCTGGTAAAGAAGGTGGATGGGTAGATTGTAATACATGCCGTAACGGTAAATGTAAACCTTGTGGACGCAAAGAAGGTGAAGATCGAGCTAAATATCCATCATGTCGTCCCACACCAGCTCAATGTAAAACTAAGGGCAAAGGTAAAAAGTGGGGGAAAACTAAATAATTAAACATATTTATAACAAATTATTTTCATGAAAGAAGCCTCTGTATTATTAGAATATATTAATAAAAATTATGATATGCTTGTAGAAGCATATGGTAAAGACATGGTAGATAAATTAGTTGCTAAATTTAAAGAAGAAGCATCTGATTATAAAATTAAAAACCCACAAACTGATAAAGAATTTACAGATGATGAGTTAAAGGATCTTATTAATGATTTTGATAAGTTAAGAGGCTCAGCCCAAAATATTGAAAAAGATATTAACAAATATAGTCTTAAACCATTAATAAGAACCGTTAATCAAACTAAAACAGCGGCTTCAACCTCCCCATTCCAGGATATGCCTGATAAAATATATGATGAAGGTGGTATTAAAATATATAATGGTAATAGAGAAAATGTTTGTAAATCATTCGCAGGTGATGTTCCTTGGTGTATAACTAGAGGATCATGGATCAATTATAGAAATGATCAAAGAAAAGGATACCCAACCTTTTATTTAATCAGAAATACTAATCTCCCAGATAGTGATAAATTAAGTTTTGTAGCTGTTCAATCTAGAGCAGGAGATAGATGGGTATATACTAATAGAAATAATAACCCATATGAGTCTCGAGATATGAGTTTTGAAGACTTATTAAGAGAAGTTCCATGGTTATCATCTATACCTAATCTAAAAAGTAAACTTCCTCATCAACCAATGACACCTGAGGAAGAAAAAGCTAACTTATATAAAAATAAAGCTATCCCATATAGAGAATGGTTAGAAAAACCTTTATTTGGACCAGGAAGTAAATATGAATATTTAATAATTAGAGCCCAAAGAGATGATTTATTTTCAGATAAATCTTTAGAAAAATTTGCTGAAGACAATTTACCTCAATTTCCTAAATTATTAGATAAAATTGCTATTCTAACTGGGGAAACATCTATTATTCCAATGGATGTATTACTAAAACATATTAGTAAATATCCTAAATCAAATCAGAATTCGATATTAAGGAATACATTTGATAATAGTATAAATAATTACAATGAAATACTTAATTCTGATGACTATCCTTGGGATGTTAAAAAAATATTAGCTAAATATAATAAATTTAATTTACCTAAAAATAAAAAAATGTATGTTACTAAAGATGGTAACACTATAGTAGTTTTAGAAATAGGTAAAGATGATTTAAAAGTAGATTTATATAAAGAATCAGACTCATTTAACAATATAGATATTAATAAAAATACAGCTACTAGATATTTAGCTGATTATTCTGAGATAGATACAATACCATTTAAAGCATTATTAAGACTAGCATCTAAAGAAGCTATATCTCAAGAATTAATTAGATCAGTTATTAATAAAGCTAAAGAATCTTCAGACTCAGCTATAATTGTTAAAGATTTAGAAGATGGTTCTTCTTTACTTATAGATACTAACGCTTTTGAGGCTTTTAAAATAACAGGTAATAATATATCATCTGTTCCATTCTCTGATGAAGCAGTTCAATCTATTTTAACTGGTGAAGGTGGAAATAATGGAGCTATAAATAATTTATTAGAACCTTTTAAAAACTCCAACAGAATCCCAGATTCTATAAGTAAATCAACTATATTATCACTTATTAAAAACTTACCAGCTGAAAGTAGAATCTTTGACTCTAATAGTAATAGAGGAATGAAAGGTATAATCATCCCAGCTGAGGATGAAAATAGCGAAGATGTTTTTACAGTTATTTATTTAAATAAAGATTTATATCAGACTCCTACAGTATATGGAGGTAGAGGTGAAGAATGGAGAAGAGCAAGAACTGACTGGAGATTAAAAGGCACCCCAGAATATTGGCAAACAAAATTTAATTATTTTAGAGCCAATAATATAACATATAGTGATACTGATCTTAGACAATTATTTGGTCAAAGAGAAGTTCAAGGTATTCAAAATTTCATAGCAGCTAACCCACCATTAGACCCAGCAAATACTTTAAGACCAATTGTATATCAAGGTGGAGTTTATTTATTTAATACAAATGATCCAAGATCAAGCTTTAGAGTAAGCCCAACATCAGGAAGATTATTACAAAAAGTATTTACAGCTAGAGAAGCAGCTGCTATTACAGGTCAACAAGCACCAGCTAGAGCTCCTAGAGCAGCAGCTGCTCAGGCAGAACCAGCAGCGGCCGAGGCACCAGCAGGTCAAGCAGATGCTAGAGTAACTGAGTTAATAACAAATGCTGGTTTAACAAGAGGATTTAACGCTTTACCAGCTGCTTTTAGAAATAGAATAGCAAATGGAACAGTGACTAATGTTAACGCGAGTAGAACAGCTAGATCTAGACAAGCATCTTTAGGTAATAGAGGACAAGTTATTGGAGCTATAAGCGCAGGTCAAGACCAAATGGTAATAATACGAATGGGTAATAACACATTTGCTCAAGCTTCATTCCAACCAGACGCTAGACACTATATTATTACTCCTACTAGAGCTCTCAATATGGGTAGAGTAGGTAACTTTATAGATTTTATATCTAACAATGCTAATTTAACTGAATCACAAAAAGCAGCTCTTACAAGTATAGCATTGGGGGCAGCTACTAAAGAAGAATTAGATGAAATAAAAGCTAAGTATCAAAAAAAACCGTATAACGACTTAGAAATAACTGAGGAATATATTATTCGTGAGTTTGATGAGAATATAGATCCCATTGAGTTAAAATGGCATCGTGATAACGAAGATCGTATTGTAGAAATTGTAGGTGAAACTGATTGGAAAATACAACTTGAAAACCAATTGCCTATATCTATGAATCAACCTATATCTATTCCTAGAGGTGAATGGCATCGTGTTATTAAGGGTACAGGTAAATTAACTTTAAAAATTATTAAAGAAGAATCTACCCAATATACTTTTGCTGGTGTGTTAATTACTAACACTAGTTCTGAAGACGGACGTCCTCAAAAAGATATATTATCTGATATTAGAGCTATAGAAGGTATAACAATTGTTACTTCTAAAGATTATGACACTTCAGGAGAAACATCAGCATTTAATAATCCAAATTATTACTCTATTATTAAAGTAAAAGTAGATCCAAATCCATATAAAACTGGATTTAAATCTGAAGATTTACAAGATATGCTTAAAGAAATTAGAGGAATTAAAGGTGTTAAAAACTTTAAATTAAACCAAGCTGTAGAAAAATCAACAGTTTAATAAAACATACATATTTATAACAAAATTAAAACAAAATGAAATTAGAAAATCTACGTACTCTTATTCGTGAATCTATCGCTGAATATGTTAAAGAAATAGACGAAGCTGCTAGTGATGCCGCTGACGCCGCTCGTATTGCTAAATGTGATGAAGCAATTGCTACTCGTGAAGCTAAATTAAGCAATATAGAAGAAAGCGAACATGCTGATTTAATGGACGAAAGCAAAATCAAAAATCTTCAAAATGAAATTAAAGAGTTAAAGAAAGCAAAAGCTAAATTTGAAAAAGCAGCTGAAAAAAAAGCTGCCAAAAAAGCTAAAAAATCTGCTCCTAAAGAAGAAGATGTAGTAACAGATGCTGTTACTGAAGAAGCTCCTATTGACGAAACAGACATAATGGCCGAAATGGGTACTGAAGAAGTAGCTGAAGAAGTAGCTTTAAATGAATCATTCATTAGAATGCAAAAAATTGCAGGCCTAATTAAGTAATCTTACAGACAGATTCATAGCCTGTCGCTTTAAACAATACTAAATGGAGCTGTGGCCCAATCATTAGATTGGGCCTTCTCTATGCTTAGTGAATTAGAATGTTGGTCTGACGGAATTTTGGAATATTTATGATAAAATAATATGACTAAAATTTATATATTAGAAAGAAATGGAGTTCCATTTTATGTTGGTAAGACATTACAAGAAATAAAAGAACGTTTTTATACCCATAAAGACAAAAAAGAAAATAGTAAAATAGTTGAAATAGATTGTGTAGATGATAATGAATGGAGATTTTGGGAATCATGGTATATTGAATTATTTAGATCGTGGGGATTTAAATTAGAAAATAAAAATAATGGAGGTGGAGGAAGAGGACCAGGATGGGTTTCACCACCTGAAAGGAACGCTAAAATAAAAGCATCAATAAAAAACCATTCACAATATTACACAGATGAAGTTAGAGAAAAAATACGTAATGGCAATAAAGGCAAGTCTAAACCATTCACTAAAGAGCATCAACAAAATATGTTAATAGCTAAACGTAAGCAAGCTAAACCGCTGTTAATGTATGATTTAGACAACAATTTGATTAGAGAATGGGAAAGCAAAGGACAAGCAGCAGAATGGATAAAAGAAACAAAGAAAAGGCAAGGAAATTTGACCTCCCAGATAAAAGATGCTATATTAGGTAGGCAAAAAACAGCTTTTGGATATAAATGGAAATATAAATAATATGGAAGAGAAAAAAATAGTAGTAATTGGAGCAGGAGTAGCAGGAATTAATTTCGCAACTAAACTTGTAGATAACGGATACCCAGGACATTTAATAACAATAATTGATAAGGGTAATGATCCATTCAAACGCCAACCAGAGGAAGTAATGACTGGTATGCTTGGTAGTGGTGGGTGGAGTGATGGTAAATTAACATATCATACAGCAATCGGAGGTGTATTATCTAAGTATTGTGGTGAAGACAAAGCAATGGAATTGATGGATCAAGTTATTAGTAACTTTAGACGCTTCCATCCTAAACCAGAAGAAATATTTTGCTCTGATCCACAAGCAGAACCTGATTTTATTAAACCATATTTTGGATTACGTTTATTCCCAGTATGGCATATTGGTTCAAATTATCTACATGAAATTGCTAAAGCATGGTATTCATACTTAGTTGATAAAGGTGTTAAATTCATGTGGGAGTGTGAGGTAGAAGATATTGATTTTGAAACTGGTGAAGTAATATTAAAAGATTAATATTTATAGTAAAACAATAATTATGAAAAAATCAGAATTAAAACAACTTATTAAAGAAGAAATACTTAAAGTATTAAATGAAAATATAATAAGAATAGGTAACGTCTATTATAAAGTTTCTCGTTCTGAGAGACCAAAAGAAGGAGATTGGATTTTGAAATTCAAACAAGCTAATCAATGGGATTTTAAATCTGGGGATTTAAAGGAAAAAGATTATCAATATTTTTTAACAAAACTCCCATCAGAAGCTCTTTTAAATCCTGAAGATTTAAAAATTATTGCTACTAATGATAATGAATTAATACAAAACGGAATTCCTTCTTTAACTTTAACTGAGAAAAAATCATCCTCTATATCTTATAAAGATAAAAAATATTATATAGAAGATCCTATAGAAAAAGAAAAAGTATTTGCCTATTCAGACCCAGAATTAAAAAATTTAGTTAAAATAAATGGAAAAACATTAATGTTTAAAGTAAAAGATATTAAAGATATGTTAATAAAAGAAGGATTTGAATATGATATGATGTTAGCTAATATAAATAATGTTATATATGAAGTACAAGATAAAGAAGGTTTTAAATTGTTTAGAGGAACTAAAACAGAGTGTATAGATTATATTAAAGAAAATAGTAAATATAGATATTACAAAGATAAAACCTAATTAATTTTCTTAGACTTTTTCTTAGATCTATAATATTTATAATCGATGGGACGTATCAAAAAATATCAAACAGAAGATGAACGTATTCTCAAACAACGAGAATATAGTAAGAAATATTACTGGTCTAATAAAGAAAAAATCGATGAAAAACTTAAACAAAAATATCACGAGAAAAAAACAAAACAATAATTTTATAGTTTATATTCATATACGACCTGATACAAATGAACCATTTTATGTTGGAAAAGGAGTACCTGGAAGAGAAATTAGAACATGCGGTAGAAACCAATACTGGCATAATATTGTAAATAAAAATA